AATTTGACACAATTGTAGTGCCCAGTGTTAGGAGTAGAAAAATAGGGCGGATAACATATGAAAACAATTTACAAAAGGTTACAGAATGGTCTAGAGGTAGGTTGAGGTATCGCACTAACACGGAGATGATGGACGTTTCAGATGATGGATCAATTAATATTTGTTATGATATTTACAGATCGGCTCTAATGGCTTCAAGCTATAGCTATTTAATTGACAAATTTAATTTAGACAGCGTTATGAAAAATGGTCAATCCCGTGAGCTTTCAGAGTATGCCAAAAAACGAGGAGTAAGGGCAGATAAAGGGTGGAGGATGTTAGTGGATTTACATAGACTATCGGATTTTAATAAGCCCCCGGATGCGCAAGCGTTCGAGGCAGAGGTTAGGGATTGGGTTGGTGTGAGGAGAACACACACTTGGAATGGTGATGAACACTTATGGTTGTCGAAATTTGAGGAAAAAATGGACATCGTGTTAAGGCGCAGTGGAGTAACTCCTGGTGCCGACAATATGACTGTTGATGATTTTTTAATGAATGGTGATCTATGGTGTACGTCAGGAAGTGGGTTTGAGCCGGATTTGCAGGGTGGTAGAGATTTTTTTGACGAAACTAAACAAACGAAAATAAATGTGAAGAAAACTAAATGGTCTGTTATGTGGAAGTCTTCAAAATATACGCTTAAGAAATTAATGTATAGACACCGTCCTCAAATTTGTAAGGCAGTTGTTAAGAGTGAACCGGGTAAAACACGTGTAGTGATATCAAGTGATTTAAGTTTGTATTTAAAAATGAGTTATGTTTCTTTGTATTTGGATAAATTATTGCGAAAACGCAAGGACAGTACTTTATTTATGTCTAAAAGGGATATACATGATATGTGGCAAGGCATGGAGGCTGATGGGACATATAGAATGCCTATTGACCAAAGCGAGTTCGATCGTAATGTCAACATGCAGCAGATCAGTATTACTATGAAATGTATAAGACGTTTTTTGATAGAGAAGGTGGTCCCATTACAAGTCATCGAAATTATGGATTTGATAATCGAAAGTGTTTCAAAAGGTTATGTAATAGTAGACGGTGTAAAAATTAGTATTATTAATGGTTTACTGAGTGGTTGGAGATGGACCGCTATGTTAGGTACTCTTATAAATTTAGTAGAGATAGAAATGGCTCAAGAGTGGGTTGTGGAAAACGCTGGTATTGATCCTGGTGTGTTAGAATTAAACGCACAAGGTGACGACGATAAATTAAAAATGAAAAACAGAAAAGGGTGTGTGTGCATATGGCTCGCACTACAGAGTTTTTCATTGAATGTTAACCCTGGCAAATTTTTTGTAGATCAGTTCCGAGATGAATATTTACGAAGAGTGTATGAGAGGGGTAAGATTACCGGTTATCCAGCTCGCTCCGTAGCAAACATTGCTTTTAGAAACCCTTTAAGTGTAAGAGAGAAATTAGGGCCTGAAAGGATCAGGCAAAGCTTCAATAAGTGGAAGTTGTTCTGTGAGAGGATGGACGTAGATTTTTTGGAAGGAGGTTTTTTTTGGAGGAATATGGTTAAGGACAGTTGTCAAGCATCAAGAACAATGACTAAACAACTGGTAAATAATTTTATTATGTGTAGCCGACGCAGCGGAGGAATGGGTTATACACACAATATCAACTCGATAGGGAGTTTGCTGATTCCCACACAAGGAAAAGATTTCGTGGATAGAATCAGCAGTGATGAAATAGGGTTTGTGGAGTGGTCACTATATGTTTTAAAGTTTGGCGTCAGCCAGGAAGCTAGTGATCGCTTCTTTCAGAGTACGCTTGATATATCTCAATCTCATGCATTACCTTCGTGGGTGAAATATATTGTTACAGAAAGTAAATCAGCGTATTCGGTACCATCAGGGCTTGATCCCAGGCCAGGCAGTGTAGGCGTCGGGCAGGGTGTTCGACAATTATGCCGCCGAACAGGGATAAGGTGGTATCCGACATACAAAGATCTGGTTTCAGCAACAGTCTATGGATCTTGGGGAGTGAGTGAAGTGAATAATTGGGAGTCCAAAAAAGATATTTTCCTAGCGCCAATTCAGAACGTAGTTAAGCTAGTTCCTGTTCCAGGAATAAGTTATACTGCAGCAACATTGAGCGACGAACCGCACAAGGTTTGGTCAAATTGGAGCTCAGTTGAACCTCTGTTGACTGGTAAGCCCAAACGTTGGGAAAAGGATTTTCGTCAAGGACGTTTGAAAAGTAGCATTACCCCTGTACCAGGTTGGGGTTTAGACGAAGTAGGGTATTGGGGAGCACGGCTATTAAATGGTGCTATCTCATACTACTTAAGCTTAACAAGTCCTCGTTACAGCTTATGGGATGATATATTGGATAGAATAAATATAGTCATTCCTGACCTTTTGAAACGGCAAAGTGTACGTGTAATTGAGTGACACTTTCCGTGTGTCTTTTGTGGGCGGATGGGTGGGTATCCCTGGGTTATGACGACGGGGTACACAAAAGACAGTTTCCTCCCCCCTTAGCACATAGTTGACTCTGGTTGGTCTCCTATGGAGGAACAAGAAAGCGGTCTCCGATAAGGCTTAATCATCTCTGGTGGACAGAGTGGTTAAGAGGCAGAACAAAACCCCCGCTCTGGTTCTGTTCGATATGTACTAAGAGAGCACCACATTTTGGACACAGACACACACACAAAGGATGAAGGATCACATGATTAAAAGAACTACGTTCAACCCTCATTCGTGTATGTTCGTGTTTTTAAGATGTGACGATTTTGAATACTGAAAATGTGTCCGTGTTAGAAGCATCACAGCCTTGGCTGCTATGACCACCGGGGTGCTATTGCTACAAAAAGGTGATTAATAATACTAATGCATTTCAGGACTTGGAATGACCTTTAAGCCGCTTGCGGAGATGTGAAGCCATTTAGCCGAAAAAGTAACCAGGAGGTTCTTTACCGATAAAGGGGTTTTCTTTACCAACCAGAATTATACTAACAGATATATACAATAAAACAATTGGGCACCAGCAATGGTATGGCGAACAAATTTCAGTGGTATGACAAATCACTATAAACGAACATTGTCAACAATTATGTGCAAAATCGGGTTAAAATAGATTAATTGTGATGATGAACAGCATATTCAATCGGTTAGGAAAAGATGAAATTGACTTAACGGATATGTGTTCGGGTTCTGCTTCCATGAACAAAGTAGTACTAATCTCGGATCGGATGGTTTAGGTCACTTAAATGTGATTTTTACACAGAGAACGGGGGGAATGCCGCAAAATGATCCTAAGTAAACGGGGGTTGTGGACTAATCCTATCAAAACTGTAATACCGAGTATCTAAAGAGACTGAGATTATACCAGACGGAAACGTGGTGCTACTTAAAACCAGTTAAGAGGTTGAGATTCATATATAAATATTCTGGGTTTTTCTTTTACGAACGGGCGTAGGCGGAAGACCTATTATCACGATTAAACATTTTTAACCAAATTTTCATAGGGGGGTTAAACTTCTTAGTGTAGATACAACACTATAATTTAGCTTATAAGATAATAGATCAAAATATAAGCACTTATTTATTTTAAAAAAATGATGTTTGAAAATAATCAACGACAAAGATCAGCAGACAATGAATTACCCGAAATAATACATATTAATGGAGAAAAATGGGAATTAGGCCGTTTTAATGGCCAACCCATGTATTTAAGAAGTAATAAACAAGATATTACTCGAGAGCAAATTGATATAGCAGTAAAGAAATTAGATCAATTATACAATCAATTGCCTCAAAGTTCAAGGCATTCAGGTTGGGAGGATTTTGATCCTACATCCGTCACTAAACCATATGACTTGAAAAACATGAATTTTAAATTTATAAAAGGAGATCCTCATCTCGGCTCCGCTACTTTATCACGAGATGATTTAATAGAAGTGATTGCTTGGGCTTATGAGGTTAGCAATATGGAGAAACCAGACGAAATAAATCTCGCTAATCTAATGGGCTCCTACCCTAAATCGCTATCAGAACAAGCAGCCGCAAGTGCTGCAGAAGCACTATACGGTAAGAATAATTATATAGGACCAGGTAAAACTGGTATGGATGGACCTTTAATAGAAGTAGTCGGCACGTTTCCGGCCCTAAGTAAAGCGGATGCAGAGGCTAGAGCTCACGATATTGGATTATTTTTCTCTGAAAGTCCAAAAATAGATGAAGTGTTACCTACAGCTGCAAGATATGCACAATTCCTCCGACCAGGTTTTTCACGGAGCAACCCAATCATCGCTAATGGTTATATGAACCGCAACAACATCATACGCAGTGGAAACGTAGAGAAAAATCCAGGTCCCAGATACACGTACGAAGGCAATAAAGCGGTAGATGATTGTATAATAATATCTTCTAATCCTGCCGCTGAGGCAAGTCATTTAAATGCTAACGTGACAGATGCATATGTAGACGAGATGGAATACGATAACAAACGAGGCTCTTGGACAGTACGGAACGGAGCAGATACCATAACTGACACAATAAGATTTGACGACGCAGTACAAATGTTAACCACTACGGATTTGACACCATGGGCCGGTGGACAAACTTTTTGTAGAAAAGCTTTTAGAATAAGTTATTTGAATAATCACTACAAAAGTGAACTACCAGTGGGTGCACTCGGTAATGGGTTAAACTCATCAATGCAAGATTTTAATGCATACATGGCCGCTCAACGTACACATACAAATACCTTCAGTGGGGATCAACAACTTGGGTCATTTACTCGATCATCAAATTTAGACTATGGAATGTATGTTGATATGGCAAAATATCTATCCTATTGTAATGCTTGGATGTTGTTAAGTGGAGATGATATGAACAGTTGGACCCCTGACATTATGGCACGTAAACCAGGGTTAGTTGCACAACCTCTACCCGTTTCACTCTTTCCAATGTCAAGTAACTACTCATACGCCACTGCGCCTGCTAATACTATTATTTGCTGGTATATGGGATTTGATAGATATGTCGATTGTTTAAGAGGGATAATTCCTTTCCCAGGAGATACAAATCCTAATATAATGGGTTCAGCTGCATTCCGGGCTATCAATGCTGGCACCAACGGTGAACTAGCCGCTGCAATTGCTATTTTAGCTTGTGAGTATCCCTTATTTGGAGGAGTGTATCCGACGGAAACGGTTATTGGCCGGGCCCCTGGTTTTGCGCCTTCCATTGTAGCAAGTGCTCACGAGATTGTGTCAGAACATACTAGAATAGACGGGCCAAGAGTTATAGTTTTCGTTGGTACTGACAACGCTCTAGATATGCGGATAGGAGATGTAGTGACAGGTTTAACTATTCCGGAATATGACTGGATAGGAGGTGTTATTGCCCCAACAGGTATATTTGGTGTTTTAAAGTCCTATTTACAAGCAAATTGGTTCGTTAATGTTTCTGGCCCTTACGATCATCAAAATATAATGACACATCTATTAAGTTATATGGATATATTTGACTGGCGAGCTGCCATAGACCTTGCCGGTCACATCTGTTTTTGGAAACAACCTTATATGACGTACATGATCACAGCAGGAGCACGGGCTGTGACGCCAGCAATAATAACGGATCAAGTCTTAAACGGCTTCACCTTGGACGCAAGCTTTAATATTACTGACATAGCAAGTCCAGTTGTGCAAGCTGATGCAGTCGAAATCAGAGCTAGCCCGGTATACAATAGTAGTGGTTTCTTCTCTTATGAAACTACCCTGCAACCATTCGATGGCACTGGTAACGCACAGTTACCTATAGACACAAACATGTATGTTTGTGATTCAAATTTTTCAACGTACTTGGGTGTGGCTTTAAATTTTTATAAGAAAAATACGTTAACTAATAATAAAGTGTCAAATATGTCACGAGGAGTGTTTAATAGAATTTGGTATGCTATGAGGGATATACACAACATTAGAATACAGTGTGCACATGAGTACTACTCGCAATTCGGTACGATACATGGGTATCTACACAACGATCGCGCTAATAAACAAATTGAAGTAAGAAGTATGTTGTTAGATTCACTGGCTAATAAAAATTGTGATTGGCAAGAAAAATACGCAGGTTGGTGCTATCTTATGTATCAACGTCCTTACGGCAGAGGTAAAACCAGACCTCCTATTGCTAATACTGTGTTCAACACCGGATCGTGGTGGGCCTCACCTTTGGTACTGTACAATGACCTTTTGAACAGTGGTGAAAAAGACTGGCGAATAAGTGAGGGTAAGTGGACATTCGATTGCAATATGGTATATGCCAATATTGACCCAAATGTGAAGATGGAGAACACGTCTTGGAGTCCTGCAGGTGGTTTAATATATGGTGTAAATTTGACGATCCCAACCGCACAAAGAGTGATGGAAGAATACCTCTACACAATTACAAAAGACAAGGATGACAACGGTGTTGAGATGATAAATAAGGTTTTGAATTCATATGCAAAACAACTTTGGTGTATGGTCTCCGCTAATGATACAATCAATTTGAACTGTGTGTTCAGGTACCTTGATGCGTGTACCGTCCTGCAACAGACTAGCGGTTATGGTTTGATACGTCCTGTAATCGGAATGACAAAACAATGGATGAAGTGGACTTCAGCGTCAGCTCCTTCAAACTCACTCAGAGATGCAAGTCGACCAGGACGAAGTTTGTTTTTACCTTTCTTTCCTCCACAATTTAGTGATATAAATGGGATGAATTATGTAATCTCGTTTGCAAGCAGCGGAACATTTTATAATTTGAATTTAAAATTTAACTTAAATGGGCAAGGAAGTATGAATGTTTACAGAACAGTGGGCGCACTCCCAGGTAACTTAAGATTGTTGGGCAGTAGTAATTCAAGACCTTTTGAATATAAATCTACTAGATTGGCTAACGTTACCAATCCTGTCCAAAAAAACGAGTAAAGAACACGCTCTTAATGCTAAAAGAATTGATGTCAGGTTACGAACCAAGTGAATTTGACACAATTGTAGTGCCCAGTGTTAGGAGTAGAAAAATAGGGCGGATAACATATGAAAACAATTTACAAAAGGTTACAGAATGGTCTAGAGGTAGGTTGAGGTATCGCACTAACACGG